ACCTTCAGCAAGAAGCGGCTTATAGGTCTCAGCGCAGTTCGCCAACGCAATCAGCTCATTAGCATCGTCGTACAGCCCGATCTCCCGAATCCACCAACCACCCTCGTTTTCCGGGATGATTTGCTCAGCAATCAGCTGCCCCGGATTCTGCGGGTCCACGGTCAGCGAGTTAAGACCGGCGCGCCGCTTTTCGTTGACCAGCTTCGTCTGTGAGGGCGTCGGCACTGGCAGCGTACCGCCACCATCACCAACCCCCATCTGCGTCAGTTTAAGCTGGATCCCCAGCGCCGTAGCCTGCGCCAGCTTCGCTTCTCCGCGAGTGGTCAGGTAGGCAAAATATTTTTGCGCCATTTCATACCCTCAGTGTGTCGATAATGTGGACCGCGCCGCCCGTCAGGACCGCGCCGCCCACTTCAATAATTTCTGGCGTGTACGGGTACACCGTCAGAATGTCCCCGGTATAACAGCCCGCACCCGCATGGATCGTTCCGCTGACCTGCAGATTGATGCTCATGCCCAGCATGTGACGGCTGCAGGGCTTTGCGTCACTGATGACGCGCTCCAGCTCCGCATAGGTTTCTTCCGTTATGCCCTGCTCCTGCACGCCGACATCAAGCCGAAACGTCCCCGGCGCGTCTCCGGTCTTCCACCACTCAATAACCCGGATCAGGAAGCCGAACGGCTGCACGGCCCGGCGCACCGCGCTGATAGTCCCCTTATGCTGATGGATGAAAAATGCGTCTTTCACCACCTGCCGTTTAACATCTTCTGTCCAGCTTTCGTCCCAGCGGTCAACGGAGAACGCCCAGGCCAGATAGGGCAAAAACTTCAACGGGCAGGCGGCAGGGTTCCACAGATCACGCAGTGGCACATCCAGCCCGGAAATATCGCCGCACGCCTCAGCAAGGCGGCGCTCCAGCGCAGACGATCCCGGCGGTAACAGGCTATTCATCTGTACCCCCGTTCAGCACGGACCAGCTTTCACACCACGCTGCCTGGGTTTTATCCAGCACCACATCCTGCGCCGGGCTTGCCAGCTCCACGCGCTGCACACCCTCAACATGCAGGGCGGCAAAGATAGCGCTGCGCCGGATATCACGCCCCAGCCGCGCCTGACTGGCAATATACTTTTCAAGCCGCATGCGGGCGGCGGCCAGGATTGGCTCTGCTTCCGGTCCGGGGTAGAAATACAGGATGGCGTTAACCTCATACGGCACGATCGCCGCACTCTGCACCGTCACGCGGTCCGCCAGGGGGCGAATACTTTCATCGTTCAGCGCCGCATCCACGACGGCCAGCAGATCGGCAGGCGAAGCGCCGTTCCCCTCGCGGCTCAGCACAGTGATAACCACTGTTGCAGGGGCGGGACTGGTTGCCGACACATCAGCAACACGCCCGTCTGCGCTGCGTGCATGAAATTCATAAGCCGCTGTAGGTCCGGCCACGGACAGGCCCTCAAATGCCTGCGGTACACGCAGCCGTAACTCGTCGTCGGTTTCCATCACCGCCGCAACCGGCGGCACGGCGTTATCATCTGCAGGCGTGACGACCAGACGCCCGACGCCATAGTTAGCAGCCAGCTGATCCAGATCGCTGCTGAGTGCGTAGGCCACCATGACAGCCTGGGCGGCCTCGTTGATGCGCTGGCGCAACAGGATTTCGCGGTAAGTGTTTTCCTGCAGCAGCTTCACCACCGGGTCGGATTCCAGCGCCAGCGTGCGCCGCACCGCGTCCTGTTCGTCAGCCGGATAAAGCGCGACAAAAGCCGCCTTACGCACGGCCAGCAGGGTTTCAAAATCCGGCACATCGACAATTTCCGGGGCGGGAAGCTGGGATAGATCGACGGAACTCATACGACTGCCCCCACGTCTACCGAGAGGCTGAGAGGGACGTTATCTGCCCGGTAGCCCGTCAGGTTAACAACCATTTTGCCGTCCATGCTCGTTTCAGTAGTGACTCCCGTCAGCCTGATACGCGGCTCCCAGCGGCACAGGGCGCTGTATGTTGCCGCCATAATCTGCAGCCTTGTAACGGCGTTCTGCGGCTGGTCTATCAGTTCAGCCATCAGCGAACCATATTCCCGACGCGCCAGGCGGGAGCCGACCGGCGTCACCAGGATATCGCGCACAGACTGCCGGATGTGCTCGACGTCCGTCAGCGCGCCGCCCGTCTGCGCATTCATACCCAGATACATCATCACGCTGGCCCTCCCGTTAAGCTGCCGCCACTCTGCACGCCACTGTGTTTATGGGTGTGCACCACAATGCCGTTTGAACTCATCCCCCCGCCGGACTGCGTGACCTCACCGTTGATCACGACGTCGCTGTTAATACGGGTCAGGTCCGCCTCTACGATAAATTCGCCTGTTTTCACCTGGATGCTGTGCGGTGCTTCTAAAACAATCTTTGCCCCTGCCTTTAGCAGGTATCGCCCGGTTTGCGGCTCGTACTCAATCCAGCCGCCGTCCGGGAACGTCGTTACCTGTGCATCCTCAGATACCGAGGGCGGCGGGTTGTCGTTTGAGTAAATCGCCGGTAACACAAACGCCGTGGTGAGATCGCCGCCGATGGACAGCAAAACTACCTGCTCACCCACGGACGGCTGCCACCATGTTTTTGACCGGCCAGCGCGCATCGTCAGCCAGTTGAGCCACGCTGTCTGCAGTTCGCCGGTTTGAACGCGGCATAGCCCCTCTATAGCACTTACCTCGATCACGGTTCCGGTACGTACCAGATTGAGCAGAAGACGATAAAGTTCATTGATTTGTGTATTCATCTTTTGATGATGTACACAATAAAGAGCATTGTAATCTCTTGCGCTTTGTATCATTGCTGACACAAAATAGGCTTTTTCCTAATAAGAATGAGTGCAATATGTCTAGTGAAAAAACTTTTATCTCTTATAGTTGGTCAACCCCTGAACATGAACAGTGGGTTCTCACGCTTGCAGAGGAATTAGTAAGCTCTGGTGTTGATGTTATTTTAGATAAATGGGCTCTTAAAGAAGGTCATGATTTAGTTGGCTTTATGGAGCGAATGGTAACAGATCCTGAAATAAAAAAAGTTATCATGATTTGTGATAAAGGATATGTGGAAAAAGCAGATGGCAGAGCAGGTGGTGTTGGAACAGAAACTCAGATCATATCAAAAGAAGTTTATGACCACTTAGAACAAGAGAAATTTGTTGCCATATTGGCTGAAAGGGATGGAAATGGAAAGGCTTTTCTTCCGGCATATTACGCATCAAGAAAATATATAGATATGAGCAACGATGTTGAATATGTTAAAAACATAGAAACCCTACTGAGGTGGATTTATAACAAGCCTATGTATGTTAGGCCAAAGCTGGGGCAAAAGCCTGCTTTCCTCGATAATTCATTCGAAAATAAAATATCATCTCAGATACCATACAAACGTGCTATTCAAGCCATAAGTGAGAACAAGGGAAATAAGAAGGCTGAACTAAGGAGCTATTACAGTCTCATCTTAAATGGTTTGGAAAACTATAGAATGGAGCCAAGAAAGGCAGATGATGAGATATTAAGAAATATAGATGAGTTAGTTCCGGTAAGGAATGAGCTCTCATCATTATTTGAGATTATAGCTATTCAAAGTGACAAGGAATGCATAGCTGAAACATTATGGTTTTTTGAAGAATTAATAAAGTTTCAATATCCATCGGAAAACACTAGCAGCTATAGCGAATCTGATTTTGATAACTATAAGTTCTTCAATCATGAATGTTTTTTGTTGCTCATATCAACGTTATTAAAAAATCATAAGCTAGATATTTGCAAGCAAATTCTTGAAAAGAAATTTTTTATTAATAATCCTTTTGAGAGAGGTGCGCAACTTCGATCCTATGATGTTTTTTATAACCACCTTAGGTCGTTGGAAAGAATAAATGAAGGCCGTAGCGAAAAATATATTTCTTTTCATGGTACTCTTTTAAAAGAAAGAGCTGATAAATACTCACCAAAATTTAATTATATAATGCAGGCGGATTTTATATGCTATCTTTACTATGCAATGTCGCACTATCTTTTGAAGCAAGTAATTGAACATTGGTATCCAGTTACTCTTGTTTACTCTAGGCACAATTTTTATGGTATGGAAATTTTTGTGCGTGCTGCGGATAAACATTATTTCCGGGAGTTATTAGACCTCTTGCCTGTGAGTTTAGATGAGCTAGAGCTTTTTGCTAATGCAGTTAAAGACGGGAGAGTACCTCCCCTTAGGTTTGACTATAGCCAATTTAACATCCTTGGAGCGATGGCTTATGATAAGTTAAACTCAATATAGCTTCTACTCGGCGATATATTATAACTACGAGAGATGAAAGTGCGTCATTAACCTTTAATTAAGCCTCGTTAATTCACGAGGCTTCCTTTAAATTAGCAGGGTGTGTTTGAGGGGGTAACCGGTTCGGATAGCTTACCTTCCCTTGAATCCGTTAAAACATTAAATAATCCATGACCAAATCTTGTATTATTTTCTTTCTTTTTTATGAATGCCCAACAGTATTCGTCGAGGGTAAGTAATTTCGGGTCCCTGCTTTCTTACACGATCGCGCAGGCCGTAGTGATGGACGCGAGCTATACGCTGCACCCGGCCTTCAAAGGTCACCTCTGCAGCATCGTTTGTGGTCCGAGTTTTGAGGTAGCGGGCGGTCCGTAGCTTGCTGAACATCTGCCGCCGGATGCGGCCTGACCTCGCCCGGCCTTTAGCCTTCCTGGGTTCGTAGGCGCTGCCGTCGGGGTTGCGCTGCAGCTTGATGTTCTGCTGTTGCTGCCGCCGCAACTGCACAGCGACATCACGCATCAGCTTTTGCCGCTGCGCCGTTCCCAGCTGGCTAATCAGTGTTTCCAGCCAGCTATCCAGATGTTTCAACTCAGCCATAGTGTGATAACCAGTGCTCATCGTGGCTGGCTAGTCCGTCCGGCTCCGCCACTGCCTCCACCGTTGCCACGCCATCACGCACCGTAACCAGCACACGCTCCGTCAGCGCCAGATAAATGCTGATATCTGCCAGATCGTTTTTCAGGATTTCCACCTCAAAACGAAACAGCCTTTCGCGCAGTTCCTGGTTCTGCAGGGCGTCCGGCTGGTTCTCTGTCAGCCACTGCAGCACCACCGCCGTCAACAGGTTCTGATCGCCGCTAAAATCAGTGACGACCATATTCAGGGTGTACTGGTATTCCCAGCCAAGCCCCGGCACGGCTGTGCTGACAACCTTTCCGTCGTCAACGAACAGATGCAGCGCGTCCGGGTTTTCACTCAGGTAAGGGATGCTGTTCAGTGCGGAACGCAGGGATGAGGGTTTGTTCATGGTTTTCCTGGCAGTCAACAATCATATCCACCCTGGCCGCACACTGCGCCCAGCCCTTTTCCGCCGCCTCTTTCGCAGCAAGCAATTCGCCGTTATTGGTCGGCCCGCTCGCTAGCAGCTGGCAGCGCGTCACCTTCGGACAGGAAAGCGCGATAACCGGCCGCTCCGGTAATTCCCGGGCGTTTTTGCAGCCGGATAACATCAGCAGGCAAAGGAGTGTCAGCCCATTTTTTAACGTCAGGGTTTTCATTGGTGAGCCTCTTAATCTGTTCAGCCCGCGCTGCTGCCGCGAGGGTAATTGCATCCTGTTCCTGCTGATAGGCCAGCTGAAAGCTGTCGTTTGCCCTGGCCATCAGGTCAACCGCTGCAAGCTGGCTTTTTGCGTCAGCCAGGCTTTTATTCAGTCCGGTAATATCGCGATCCCTGTCGCTGATATCCCGCCGGGCCTCCCGTAACTGCCATCCCATCCATAACGTCAGGGACAGCAACAGCACACCGATGATCGTTACGCTGCGGGACATGGTTTCGCACCTGCAAGCCAGTCTTTCAGCAGCTCAGCCAGCATCCAGCGCATACAGCGAACCAGTACCACACAGAGCAGGTAAACGACCGCAGTGACAAACCACCCGGAATACAGCAGAGCTGTGACAATGAAAATGCAAATGATAATCCACCTGGCCGTTTTCCATCCTGGCAACGACTTACCCAGCCCGAACATTTTGCAAAGAATTGGCGGCATCGCTTCGCTGCCGGGCTTGACCACCCCCGGCTCACAGAACGCGTAAACGATGTAGCCAAAAAATCCGAGCATCAGCAGACCGACTGAGAGAAACGACAGTAAAAATGTGAAACAGGCCGCCGCGCTCATTACCACGCTGCCCGGATGGAAAATCCCCCATGCCAGCGCTCCCAGAAACAGAACATCAATCACCCATGCAATCAGTTTGTTTTTCACTGTGTGACTCCTTTTAAGCACCATGCCAGCTCCCGCGCGCGGCGGTTTTCCAGCCCTTTGTTTTTGATTCCACCGACGTACACCCAGCGCGGAAGCTGCTTGCACGCCTGCAACCATTGACCGCGCTTTATGAACGCCGCCATTGTCGATTTACACACCGCGCCCGTGCCGACGTTAAACGCCAGACTTACCAGGCTGTCATAAACCTGCTGCGGCATGGCTACCGGCACACAGACCGCCAGCCTGCGCTCTACGTTGAGCACATCGCCGATCAGGTTGCTGGCCGCCTGGTGCTCGTTGATGGTTTTGCCTGGTACAACTCCGGCGGTATGCCCGATCCCGTTAGTCCACACCCCGGCGTCGCACTGGTACGGCGTCAGGCGACAGCCCTCATAATCTGCAATCAGCTGCAGCCCCTGCGGGGAGGTTTTCAGCAGCTCAAACTGTGGCAGCGTGGCAGCGATCGCCAGCACCACACCAATCAGGCAACGCTTAACGATTGACGCGCTCATAAGCCTCCCGGCTGATAGTTCCGGCTTTCAGCAACTGGAACGACTGGTGCCGGTAATACCATGTGATCCCCAGCGCCCCCGTCCCCAGCACCATTCCGAATACGGTTCCCACGTCCTGGATATCCCAGTTACCCATCCAGGCGAGGAAAACCGCTATCCAGTAGGTCAGGGCTGCTGTTACCCGTTCGATAGTCATATTCACTCCCAGAGCTGCACGGTATGCGCCGTGGAGCTGCTGACCAGCTCAGGCAGCTCCACCTCTAAACCGTGCGGCAGAATGGGGCCAACAGCAGCCAGCCCCGGATTGGCGGCCAGCACCGCTTCTGTCATGCCCAGCGTGCGCCCGTAGTGACGCCAGCAAATTGCGTCTACCGTGTCATACTGCTGCGCCCGGACTTTCATCAGATAAGCTCCACCGTCATGTGGGGCAGGTCCTGCAGGCGGGCGATCGCCCAGCGTGCATCGCGCCACAAATCACCCAGGCCGCTCTCCATTTCGTCCGCCTTTTTGTTCCCCTCCGCCGTGCTGTCAAAGTCCCGGTACTTCTCAACCGTTAGCGCCTTTGTCCAGCACCAGACGGCGCGGCGGTACAGCTGCACGCGCTCGCTTTCGCCACCAATTTTTTCCGCCGGGACATCAGCCAGGACAGCACAGCCCCGGTCCATTTGTTTCTGGCGAAAACTGAACAGCTCCGCGTTTACCTCAGAAACGGCGGTCAGTGCCTGCTGCCTCAGCCGCTCCGTTGTTACCGTTCCGTCCAGGCGCATTTCACGGCGGTACTCAGCCAGATCGAGATCGGGCCAGAAAAAGGTGTTCTGGATAATGTCCTGCGCGCTTTCTTTCACCGGCTCCGGCGAAACAAATTTCATGTTCATTCACTACTCCCTGATGGGTGGGCGGTGGACGGGGTTTTGATGCGGCGTATAGCCTGTCGCCACCCCGTGCCGCCCCGCGCGTGGGCACGTTCGGTTAGCCGCCGTTAACGGCTTTTTTTAGCCGGGCTTCCAGCTGCTTAATTTCGGTTTTCACGCCGCAGTTCATATCCAGCTGCAGGGCACGCTTAAGGTGATTCAGCGCCGCAACGGCCTGATCGTTGTCACGCAGGGCAAACCCCAGCGCCTTGTAAATCCGGGCGCGGGACTGATCCGGCATGTCGTGCGGCTCAACCAGGCCCAGCGCCTGCGTCAACAGGGCAGCGCTGAACGTTTCACCGCCTGCAAACGCCCGCATGGCGGCATCGGCAAACTCTTCTGCAATCGCCGTGGCCGTGGTGCGGTTAAAACGCTGGGGCAGAACCCAGCCATGCCGCAGGGCATGACGGGCAATATCCAGCGCACCGGTGTAATTGCCGGTATCGATACGCCAGATAAGAACGAACATCGCCACATCGTCCTGGCGCGCAGAATCCGCTTTCAGCACTCCGGCAACCCAGGCGTCATAGACGGGCAGAAACTCACGTTTCAGGGCAATCTTGCGTTCCGTGCCCTGCACCGTTTTCAGGCGGCGCATGTGCTCACCGAGCTGCATCAGCATTTTTTCATAGCCGCTGGCGCCGGCAGCACTGCCGCCCGGACGGGCGGCCTCCTGTGCCTGGACAAACTGCGTATGTGCGCGGAATGGGTTCATGGTTACGCCTCGCCGCCTGCCGGATTCTCAGCCGGTGCTGCCGATGCGTTCATGGTCTGCATCACTGTTGCCGTCACGGCGGCGATGCGGGCGATCTGCTCATCGGACAATTCCGCGCTTACTGCCTGCTGCTGCGCCGGGGCGTCTTCGGCTTCCAGTACCTCGATGTTTTCAATCAGCGCCACGCAGTCATAATCCTCAACCACGTACGCCTCGTTGACAGATTCGAAGTTTTCGATGCGATCGCGCTTCGGATTGTCGATAACCGCGCGGCGGCGGGTGCCGTCCTGCCAGTAAATCGACAGGTTATCCAGACGGGTGATCAGGATGGCGTTAGCCGGGAAGAAAGGAGCCTGCACAGCGGGCAGGCCGCCGATACGCTTCTGGCTGATGATCAGATCGGCGGCCAGCGCCTCGCTGTTTGGCTGGTCACGGTTGACGATAGGGAAATATTTATCAGCCATCAGTGAACGGCCACAGATAACAACCAGCTCAGTATCGTCCTGGTACCACGGCTCGATTTTCTCGCTGACCGCGCCCATAACCAGTGCGTCGAGGTTTTTAAAGTCGCCACCCTTGCCGATACGCACCTTCTGGGAAATAACGGTGCCATCGCTGCCCACAATCTGACTCAGTACGCGCACCGGCGCTTCACGGCGGATTTTTTCCAGCCAGCCGATATTCACGTCCTGCAACAGTGGATAGGTCAGGCGATCAGAGGTCTTTTCCCGGCGCTCACCGTTAAAGCCGATCATGATGCGGTCCAGCGCCTGGCGCTTGATAATCGCATCACGGATGCGGATCTGGAAGTCTTCAAACTTCGCCCACAGGTCCAGCTTTTCATAGCCCAGCGCGGTATCAAAGTTAGTCTGGGTGCACTTGTAGCCTTCGCCGTCGATATAGGTCGGATCGGTTGGCTCACGCTCTTTTTTGGTAGTGTCCGTGGTTCCGGCCACCGTCGAGCCGATGCCCAGACCTAGGCGCTCACCGGACTGCTCATCCACCGGCACGATATTGATACGCGTCAGGAAGGCGGACGACTCCTGAATTTTGGTTTCCAGCGTCTGTGCGATCGATGGCTCAGCGGTGTACTTGGACGCAATATCATTCACGTCAATTCCGTTAAGCTTCGCCAGCTGCTGCAGGTAAGCGTTAAAGGCAAAGCGGGTTTTCTTTTTCATCAGGTTTTATGCTCCGTCAGCAGGTGGTTAATTGTTCTGAGCTGCCATTACCGCCGGAAGAGAACGGACGGCGATCGCTGCGGCTGTCTTCCTCGGTTAACTGCTCGCGCAAGGTAGAAAGATCGCCTTCTGCCGTGGTCAGCTTTTTCTGCATGTCATCCAGGCGCTTTGAAAAGTCGTCTTTCAGATTGCCGAGGCTCTGTCCGACCTCAGTGACAGATTCAGACAGCGACTGGTGCGCCTCCGCGACCTCTTCAACGGCCTGATGCACATCGGCAAAACGGGCGTCGTCGTCAATGGATTTACGGGACAGCAGCGCTTTGATGCTGGCGAAAAAGCTCGGTTTTTCTTCCGGCAGGTCTTCAAATTCGAAGAGGGTTTCTTCGGCAGCGGTGAAGAGGTTGTCGCGGTCCTGTTTGCGACGTGCTAGCGGATTAGTTTCAGCGTTTGCGCTGAACTGCAGCATTTCAGTGCCCAAGCTGGCCGGATCGTCAGTGACAGCCAGGCCGACAAGATAGGCTTCTCCGGTGTCGGAAAATTTCGGGTTCACTTCCATTGAGGTGAAGAGCTTCTGCATCTTCGCCGTCATGGAAACCAGCTCATCGGTCGGAACAATCCAGGCGTATAACGCCATCTTGCCTTTCAGCTGACCTTCACTGATCTCCTCAGCTTCCAGCGCTTCCACTATGCCGAAACGGCGGAAAGAGCTGTCAGGCGTATAACCCTTGATATGCTCCATATTGACTACAGCGGTATAGACCTGCTGGCTGTAATTAGCCGCCATCTGGGTCAGCCATATGCGCTCAATAGTGCGCCCGTCAGTGGTGGCACCTTCCACCCCAATACGAAAACGCTTTGATTTTTTTGCCATCTGTCCGGCTCCGGTTGTTCTGGACGTGTCGAGAGGCTTTATGTTTGCGTTTCAGGGGAGGGAGAAACAACGCGCGGCCATTGTGGGAAAAATGGCACAACAGGGCGAAGCGGCGCAGGTGAACGCAGGGCCGTAGTCTGACGCCATGAACATGACGACGATTAACCCGGACCTCGACCCGCGAAAACAGGCGATGTTTCTGTATTTCAGCGGTATACGCATCGCCCGCATTGCTGAAATGCTGGGAGAGAAACCCGCAACCGTTCACAGCTGGAAAAAGCGCGATAAGTGGAGCGATATCGGTCCTCTGGATCAGATGCAGCTGACCACGGCGGCGCGCTATTGCCAGCTCATCATGAAGCCCGCAAAGGAGGGGCGTGATTTTAAGGAAATTGACTTGCTGGCCCGTCAGGCAGAACGCCACGCCCGGATTGGTAAATTTAACGACGGCGGCAACGAAGCCGACCTCAATCCGAAGGTAGCCAACCGCAACAAAGGTCCGCGCAGGCCGCCAGAGAAAAACCTTTTCAGCGATAACCAGATCGAGAAGCTGGAAGAAATTTTCCACTCCACCATGTTCGACTACCAGCGCCAGTGGTGGGAAGCGGGCAATAATTACGCCGTCAGGAACCTGCTGAAATCACGCCAGATCGGGGCGACGTTCTTTTTTGCCCGTGAGGCACTGATTGATGCACTGACCACCGGACGCAACCAGATTTTCCTCTCAGCGAGTAAAGCCCAGGCTCACGTTTTCAAGCAGTACATTGTTGAGTTTGCGAAAGAGGTTGATGTGGAGCTGCGCGGCGATCCGATGGTGCTGCCGAACGGGGCGACGCTGTATTTCCTCGGAACCAACGCCCGGACCGCGCAGAGCTATCACGGCAACCTCTATCTGGACGAATATTTCTGGATCCCGAAATTCCAGGAGCTGCAGAAAGTGGCTTCCGGTATGGCGCTGCATAAAAAATGGCGAGAAACGTATTTCTCCACGCCGTCCAGCCTGACGCACAGCGCCTATCCGTTCTGGTCCGGCGCTCAGTTCAATAAAGGCCGGTCAAAGCACGACAAGATTGAAATTGACCTTTCCCACAGCCATCTGGCGCGCGGCGCACTCTGTGCTGACGGGCAGTATCGCCAAATCATCACCGTGGAAGATGCAGTGCGCGGCGGCTGCGACCTGTTTGACCTGGAGCAGCTGCGCCAGCGCTACAGCCCCGAAGATTACCAGAACTTGCTGATGTGCGTGTTTATGGACGATCTGGCGTCTGTATTCAACCTCGCCCTTATGCAGGGCTGCATGGTGGACAGCTGGGAAGTCTGGGACGATTTTGAGCCACTGATGCTAAATCCGTTCGGGCAGCGTCCGGTATGGATCGGCTACGACCCGGCGAAAGGCACGCAGAACGGCGACAGCGCCGGATGCGTGGTGATTGCGCCGCCTCTGGTACCGGGCGGCAAGTTCCGCATCCTGCAGCGCTACCAGTGGCGCGGCATGGACTTCCGCGCCCAGGCAGAAGCCATCCGGCAGCTGACCCTGCAGTTTAACGTGACCTATATCGGCATCGACTCAACCGGCGTCGGCCACGGCGTCTATGAGAACGTAAAAGCGTTTTATCCCGGCGTCCGTGAATTTGTCTACAACCCCAACGTCAAGAATGCCCTGGTGCTCAAAGCCTACGACATCATCGCAAGCCGCCGCCTTGAGTTTGACGCGGGCATGACAGACGTTGCGCAGTCATTCATGGCGATCCGCAAAAGCACCACGGCCAGCGGAAACCGCCCAACCTACGAAGCCAGCCGCAGCGAAGAAGCCAGCCATGCAGACCTGGCCTGGGCAACCATGCACGCACTCTTTAACGAACCGCTGGAAGGCGCAACGGCGAATAACAGCACTATTGTGGAGATTTACTGATGGGTAAACGTAAGCCCCGCGCGCAGGAGCTGCGCCGCCAGTCTGCCGCGCAGACGATGACCGAACAACCCGGCGGCGCACATGCCGAGGCGTTTTCCTTCGGGGACCCCGTGCCGGTGCTCGATCGCCGCGAACTGCTGGACTATCTGGAATGCGTTCAGGTCGACAGGTGGTATGAACCGCCCATCAGCCTGGACGGGCTGGCGCGTACGTACCGCGCAGCGGTCCATCACAGCAGCGCAATACAGGTGAAGCGTAACATTCTGGTCAGCACCTTTAAGCCTCACCGCCTGCTGTCCAAGCAGGCATTCGGCCGTTTCGTCCAAGACTTTCTGGTATTCGGTAATGCCTACCTTGAGAAGCGGGTGAACCGGCTAGGCGACACGCTGACGCTTGAGGCGTCGCTTGCCAAGTTTACCCGGCGCGGTATTGACCCGGATCATTACTGGTTCGTGCAGTACGGCTATCAGAAACAGCCGTATGAATTTGCACCGGGCCGGGTCTTTCACCTGATGGAAGCCGACCTGAACCAGGAGATTTACGGCCTGCCGGATTATCTGTCCGCCATTCCGTCCACGCTGCTGAATGAGTCCGCGACCATGTTCCGCCGGAAATATTACCTGAACGGAAGCCATGCGGGCTTTATCATGTACATGTCAGATCCTGCGGCTAACCAGCAGGACGTGGATAATATCCGCGAGGCGTTGAAAAAATCGAAGGGCCCTGGCAACTTCCGCAACCTGTTTATGTACAGTCCAAACGGGAAGAAAGACGGCATTCAGATCATTCCGCTGTCAGAGGTCGCGGCAAAGGATGAGTTTTTGAACATCAAGAATGTGAGCCGTGATGACATGCTGGCCGCCCATCGCGTCCCGCCGCAGCTGATGGGTATCATCCCGACTAACACCGGGGGTTTTGGTGACGTGGAAAAAGCTGCCCGCGTCTTTGTTCGTAACGAGCTGCAGCCACTGCAGAAGCGTCTTGAGGAATTGAACGACTGGTTGAATGAAGATGTAATCAGCTTTGAAGCATATACATTGGATTCCGAAAAGAACTGAATAAAATAATTTAGCGGGGCTAATTATAGCCCCGTGATTATCAGTCCTTACCTAACTTCCAAACCGTACTGTACGCTAAAATACACAATGCAAGCGAACGATTCATCATTTCAGTAGGGGTCCACTTACCTTGATATTGGCCTTCAAATTGTTCTACAAAAATTTTCACTAGAGCGAAGCTAGATTGTTTATAAACATCTATTTTATCATTTACAGATTTGCTTCCAGCCTTTTCATTAAGCTCTTTAGATAATGGCAGCAAATTACCTATCATACCGACAATAGCCATGTCTCCATCTTTTTGTGGCTCGATATGCTCAAGCGTTAGGGAGTCAGGCACATACTCACCAGTTTTGATATAATACAGCTCCATTCTATTAAATATATATTGAATTAATTTTTTATTTTTAAGCTCTTCGTTAGAAAACTTGAGTGTCACAAACTTTTCTGCAAAAACATTAAATTCCGGCTTTCTTTTAATAAGCATATCCAATAGAGCTCGTATAACCTGCCTGTTGTTTTTTTTAGTAGCAGTATCATCCACTAATGCTCGCGCTGCCTTAGCGTATGCACTTTCAATGCCGGAAGGGCGTAGTGAACATATAGCGTTAAACATAAAATGAAAACGTTCAATTGATAAAATTGCATTATTCATATCAACAAGCTTCAAAGTACCTCTCGCTCTTGCTTTAAATAGTGAGAGCAAAAATGGTTTATTTTGAGATATATTGAACAATCTCATCGCCTGCAGACCTCTGAATATAGGTTTCATTTCAATCTCAGGAAAATCTTGTTCAACAGGTGAAGAAATCTTCACATAGATTTCCGCATCAATCAAAAGCTCATCAATGAAGGCAGCGGCGTCGATTTCATCTTTTTTCCATTTATCCATAAATGCCTTATATAGTGTATCACTACTCACATATGAATATTTGGAGACCCACCAATGACGAATAAATGTTTCAATCGATCCAACACCATTGCGACTTGATATTATTTGCCTAATCTTGTTCCACTTTCTTTTAGCATCATCATCAGGATGAGTACCATTAAGCTTTTTAAATAACTTATTTTTTATTAAGTCAACGTAACTAAGATTCAAACCCCTAGCATTGAGCGTTTCAAATATTGTATAAGCTTCATCCTCGTCATTTACTGTAATATAAATAACTTTCAAGAATCTCAGCACTTGATCTCGAACGGCTTTTAACGCATCTACATATATAAACTTATCATTAGCAACTTTTAATGTCTTTCGAATATTGTCCTCCAAAAGAAATTCGGAAAAATCATTATAACATGACTGTAAATTTTTCTCCTCAGTTGATTCTGGCGCCTCACTTTTCTTTTCTATGTGTTGGATGTTATTTTGGAAATATGGCTTTGGAGTTTCATTGACAAGTTTAAAAAAAGCCTTGCCATCATCATCTATCCCAGATATATAATTATTATAAATTGATTGTGCTACAGCATTCTCATTTAACTGTTTGAATTTGTCACACAGTGCCGACAATAAAATTGTTAAGGTTGTAAGACGCTGCTGTCCATCTACAATCATTAAAGCTGAGCTAGTTTCTTGCCCTACTAAAACTAGCGAGCCTATAAAATATTCGTCATAACTGTATAATCCATCTTCCTGCCAGTGAATATTAGAAATTATATCATGCCAAAGTTCACCAATCTGTTCCTTTCCCCAAGAGTACTCTCTTTGAAATCTTGGAACTATGTATTTTTTGTTGACTGAAAGTACATTTGTTAATGTTCGAGCGTTTGCTTGCAATTCCATTGTATGCACCTAAATTGAGCGAATTCGAGACTATTTTTATAGCATAACCACCTCAATGACAACCTAAAGCGCGCGCTCGTAGCCCCGCCACGCCTGCGCGCTTTGTGTAATAGTTTTCATGCAGGTGCATGAAATATCAAAAAGCCCGCCAAAACTGGCGGGGCGGGGCGTAAACGATCCTCTAACGATCCTTCATTTTCATGCACCATAGACATGCACAACCGCGTGAACGGCGCGGCAATGACAAAATATTCAGATCACAGGGCAATTATCATCGCTAATGGTGCGGTTGATGAGGTGCGTAACCCTGCCTAAAACCACCACATCGTCCAGGGCTTCGCCTTCCAGCGCTTCGCCGTCCGCAGTGATAAAAGCGTGACCCGCGACCTTGGCAAAATGCGTGCGCCCGAATGCCTGGAGCAGAACGTCGGCACCCGGCTGGCATTTTAGTGCGGGATTAATCACCGCATAACCTGATGATGTTTCGATAATACGACTGTTAGCTGTGATGCCGCATAAGCTGTTTGGACTGAGGACCGTCTCTACGTAGTTCTGTGCCGGGCTAGGAAATCCCATAACTAACGCCTCGCTTCGCTCGTTGTTCAACCCTGCAAACGCCAGAATAAAATTCTTACGCCTGCAGGGTTCCATTTTTTGTTTTCAGCTCACGTTACTCTAATTTTCGACCTTCATTGACTGGTTGTATTCATGGCTTCTAATTTTTGCCATCAATTCATCGGTCAGCTCAGATACCCACTGGATAGCCAAGCGCTTTTCTTCGTCACTGCATTCACTTGCCGCTACAAGCTTTACAAAAAAATCAATACGCTGGAGCTTCATCGACTCCAAGAAAAAGTCTGCCATTTTCCCTCCCTTACATCGCTTACTGTATGCATATACACTGTTTATAAATACAGTATAGAACCGATCCCACGTTGTAAACTATTTTTATGTTTCAATGGGATGTGTCCTAGGCCATTCATAACCGCAACTATTGCAAAAGGAGGATAAACTTTGCGCAAAGCCTGCATTGAATTAGTCGCACCAACCAAAACTGCCCTGCTTCTGGCTGGCGACCTCGGTACAGGCCAGTGCCTGCATATGGTCGTTTTTCCAAATAATGTGGACACCATGCCCACCACTGAACAATGGCTCAGGGCTTACAAAAGATGTGAGCAGAAAGCAGCAGAGCTGAAATATGAAGTTACACGCGTGCGGGGCCGAAGACTGGCGGGCCTTTAGCTATTTTCCTGGCGGCATTAATACCACTGCCGCCACTTAGCATCTTCCTGAAGACGCTGATCCCGGTAAAAAATGCGCAGCCCTGCCCCGGATGGAATGCTTCCGCCCCGCAGAAGCAGATCAATCTCCGTTTCGCTACCGTCAAAGCCCCTGGACCTGAGTTCCGTCTCAAGCTGCAGCCGCAGGTTGGAAGAAATTTCCTGCTTATACCCCTTTCTCCGCTTCGGCTTAACCAGCCTTAACCGGGTATTCAGCTCACGCAGTTCCTTTTTGCTCATGCTGTGAAGGTGATCCCTTAGCTCGCCTTCACTCATACCTTTAATATCGGGCAAGTCATCCCCTGACTGGCTCAAAATTTCAACAGGGGGACAGTTATTGCCACGAGTCCAAGGGGCGCAAGCGCCCTGGTCGGCTGTCGCCTCCTGAAGGTCAACGGCTTTACGAACCATTTTCCACTTCACTGCATGAGTGCAGATCCGCCCCTCAATGATCGGGGACCAGATGCCATAAATACGGACACCATGATCGCCGTAGGCGCTCGGTTCGTCGTTCAGCTCATAGGCGGTTCTAACAAGGTGATGTTTGCGGGGAATCAGGACGCCGCCCTGCTTCATTATGTAGGTGGCAAAACAGCCAGCATCAGCGGCGGCCAGCACAGCATCCAGACGCGGGTTTTCCAGCACCGGCGCGCCTGCCTTTTTGTACGCCTGCGAGCGCGCAGCCTGACCAGCCAGTAAACGCAGCTCGCGGTACGCCTGGCGGCCCGGGATCCCGAAGAAGCGGAACTGCTGGACCCGGTGCAGCGAAGCCCAGGCGTTTACGTTCTCAGTGTTATCGCGCAGTGATCTGCCCGTTTCTTTACTGATTTCCTGCGCCAGCCCGCGTCCATCGATGTTTTTACTGATGTATTTGGCGATATAGCTGGTCGGCGTACCTTTACGCGGGTTGATAAACTCGGACTTGAAGCGCGGCCCGGTATTGGTGCCCAGCTCCTCCCGGTCCTCACGAATGGCAAATTTACGCAGCAGCGCGGTGATGGATTTGCGCTCCTTTTTGCGCATAAAGCACAGCAGATGCCAGTGCACGGTTCCGTCGTGGTGTGGCTCCGCAACGCGGACGCCATACCAGCGCAGCCCGGCTTTGTGCATTGCCTTACGGAATGAAGCAAATGTATTGACCAGATAATCACTGCTCTGGCGGACCGTAGCACTGGTCCATTTCGGGTTTGGCCTGCCGTTATTAAGCGTTGCGTGGAAGCGTGACGGGCAGGTGATGGTATAGAACACCGCGCACTCTCCGCGCATTTCTGCGATAAGCTCCAGACCCTTAACGCAGGCCATCATTTCATTTCGCCGGTGCGCCGGGTTGCTACTGCTGGCGTTGACCACATCTTCCATATCCAGCGTGTCGCCGTCAGCGTTGACCAGCTCATGCGAGCGGAAAAACTCCAGCGATTTGCGGCGCTGCTCGCGTTTGTGGATCACGGCTTCATAGCTAACATAGGGTGATGCTTTTTTGTTAACCAGGCAGACGGCGCGCAGCTGCTCCTCCCGCCACTCGCAGCGCATCTGCCACAATTTGCGATACCACCAGTCTGCACATAGCATACGGGCAAGCGACGCCGGAATAAGTTCGTAGGGGACAGGCTTACGGCGGTGCTTTTTACGGCGCAGCTTTTCAAATGCGGGCGGTATAACATCGAGACGCATGGCCTCAGCGGCCACCTTCTCCCATGACCGGCGGATCTCTTCCGGCGTAACGTCATCGTCGGTAAACAGCTCGCCGCAGGCAGCATACAGACACATGTTCATGTGCGCCGCCACAAGAGTAGATAACCGCTTAACCTGCTCCTGGTTCATTTCGGGCAGAACCAGCAAGCCCTCCAGCCCGTCGCGGCTCGCCATAAACCGGAATGAGGCAGAAGCCTGACTATCCCGCACATGCTCAAGCCGCTTAATGCATGGCCTGATATTTTCGCGCAGATAGCGGGAATAAGCCTTAGGTTTATCCAGGCTCTGGAAATACTTTATCCGCTCAAGCAGCGGTTTGCTGATGTGTGCCGGCTGCGCGTTCACGTCAGAAATGATGACCAGATCGGGATTAAATTGTTGCTGTTCGCGGGCCATTCTGGCGCGGCTTATCAGCAGGTCCTGCTCCATTTCCCGCTGGATAGGATCACGGGACTCATTGAAGAAATAGCGATCCCATACCTCATCGCTCATCTTCTCGCGGCGCAGCTGTTCCTGCTCGTTATCCGCAGCGTAAAGAGCGATCAGATTTGAAAGCGCAGACTCCGGCGCAACTGCCGCCGGGTCCAGATATGGATTGACCGGTTTTTTTGGGGCGTTCCATGAGAAAGGCCCGGCAGCCTCATCCTGGCCGCCGGTCAATGGTGAAAATTCAGTGGCAAGTTTACTCACCGTCACGCCCGTACCTCATGCGTCACAGTCCTGTCGCACCCTTTAGCCGCTAAATCGAAGCCCATCCAAACTACCGGCTTAGAAACAGCGATAATCTCAACGGCGGATTTACTTTCACCGGCGGCCACGCCCATGCTGCGCTTTGCTGTCAGCCGATGGAGGGAGAAATTGCGATAAAGTGAACGCGTCAATGAAGTGTCGCTGTTGGACACAATGACCGGATGACCTTCTGATGCCCGGCGCTCCAGAATAGACGCCAAATGATACTGATCGTCCTCTGTAAAACCGGCAGTGTGATAACCGCTAAATGTGCCGTCATATGGTGGGTCACAATAAACAACATCCCCCGGCACCAGTAGTGCCAGTGTCTCGTCATAGCTAGCGCAGATAAACGTTGCACGCTGTGCTTTTTCCGCAAAAGCGCGGATCTCTGCCTCCGGAAAGTACGGGTTTTTATAATGCCCATAAGGGGTATTAAAATCGCCGCTTTTGTTATAGCGGCAAAGCCCACGATAACCGTGACGATTAAGATAAAGAAAATATACAGCTTTCCAAAACTCTGTAAGTTCGGATGAATAATTAAATTCCTGACGGATTTTGTAATACAGCTCCGCAACATTCATGTAGGAAAATAGGTGTCTTGCGTGGGTAATGAATTCATCGCAATCCGATGCAACATACTCGTAAAGATTTATTAGATCCGGATTGATATCCGCGACAAGATAATGAGGATAGTCTGTTGCCATCATTATAGCGCAGGAACCCGCGAAAGGTTCAACCAGTCGCGGGCCAGCGGGTAAGTGCTTTTTCAGGTGCGGCATAACAGCGGTTTTATTGCCCGCCCATTTCAGAATGGTGCTCATACAGCCCCCTTGTAGTGCTTACCTTTCAGTTCGGCGATTTCCTGACAGGTGACGCAGCACTGCACACCCGGAATAACAGCCCGGCGCTCAGCTGGAATAGGGCCGCCGCATGCCTGGCAGAAAAACGCAGAAGGCGCAGCCGGACGGCTACGCGCGTTGTGTATGTGGCGCTCACGGTTTTCCTGTTCGCGCTGCTGTACCAGATCCATTGAGTCGGCCATTAGTGCAGCTCCTGAGATTCATTTTCAAAGCGGGCCGCTTCACGGCGCAGCAGTTCGGCGGCTTCTTTGCCGCTCATCCCCTGCTGGGTGATATGGATAGCCAGCGACTCAAGACGGATTGAAACAGCGAGTGCGCGGTCTTTACGCTCCTCGTTTTTTGCGGCTGTCAGCAATACGGTCAGCGCATCGCTGTCAGCTTTAAAATTGCGGGTTTCGGTATTACGCATATTTATTTCTCCAGAATTTGGGCAAAAGAATGCCCGGCGGGTTTACGCCATTACTTTCGTTTAGGGTTAATTACTCAGGTATTACGCTTTCATGCAGTGAGAAACGACGGGGTAATATTTCACCCCAGCGCGCTATTTCGTTCATCGCCTGAATCAGCAACAACCGGCGGGGCTGATCGAAATACTCAAACGGCCTGCCGACCTCATCGCTTTTAAACGCGCCCGGCTCTTTGCGATTTGCAAGCGTCATGACAGAAAATTTAAAATCATCATTCAGCTTGTTGAAATTACGCAGCGCACCGTTTTGCGTGGCCTTTAATTTCTGATGAAATAGGGCGAGACACTCCTCGCCGGACATCTTCACCGGCTGCGCATCAGCACAATTAGTATTATTAAACGGCTTCGCACCTGCGTTAATTGGTGCGGACATGTTGTTAATCATATCAACCTCAAAAAAGCCATAACCCGGCGCGAGAACGACGCGGGGCGCACTGTGCACAGTTCACTTAATAATGCTGACTGGTCGTGGCTGGGGTTCCAGCGCTTTCGGTCTTCCCCCATGATCCAGCCGTGGCCGTAATGCATGGACGGACTCTGGCGTACAAGCAGCGATGCGAATGACGGCTCATGTTTCATACTCACCTCACATCAGGCCGAATGTTGCGCCGATACCGCTGACAGTATCTACAGCGCTGGCGACTGCAGGGTTGCCCTGGACGCGGGCTTGCATTGCGATGGCCGTTAACGTCAGCATTCTGATGCCAGAGTTAACGCACTCAATCATCCCGTGCCGACGAGCTGGCGTAAGACGTTCCGTTGATATCGCACCGGTCGCCAGCTCGCCGAGTTCACCCATCGCACGCATGACATAAGTTTGCATTTTCTCGGGTGCCAGCTCGTTAACCGGAACACATGGCAGGCAGTGAATCTGAGCTAAAAAACCGTCAACCAGCGTTGAATCCTCAGTCAGGTCAGTCAGCGCCCATATTTCACGTGGCGTTAACTGGTGCGGCTGCTCAGGGTTGAGCTTGTTGTAAAGCGTATGCGGCTTGATACCCGCCTTTGCTGCCAGCTCTTTAACGTTGTGAGTTGCAGCGAACTTTCTGCAAGCATCATCAAAGTGTGTATGTGACGAAACGCGAAAATCTAACATGTTGTAAGTCCTTTTATGTCTCAATATTGAACCTAGCTACCAACAACGATACGGAAGTTGGAATGCCCCAGAGATTCACGCATCTGATCGGCTTTATACAAAACGAAACGAATTAAGACGCGACCTTTGTTTTTTTCTTTTTTAACCATGTACTTAGCAAGTTTTCCATGATGGATTTTTTGATAAACAGAACCACGGGAAATGCCTTCCCATTCTGCGAACTCGGCTGGGGTTGCCATCTCTTTAGGTACACGAATTGAAATGTCTGTGCTCATAGTGCAGTATCTCTCGATTAAGGTTTGGTTTATGTCGTTTTATCTTGTTTTATGTGATTCAACATTTGAACAATCGAGATACTACGATCCAATATTTGATACGTCAACAGGATTAAAAAATGATACAGGTGAAAGCTGGCGAGAATACAGGGGGTAGAGAGGCTATCCATAGATTGATGGCTGCTTATGATTTCAAGTCCAGACAGCAGCTATGCGATCACCTAGGCGCATCTAAAAGCACTATGGCAAACAGGTACTTAAGAGACAGCTTTCCTGCAGAATGGGTGATCCAATGCGCTCTTGAAACAGGCGTTTCTTTACTCTGGCTAACCACAGGACAAGGCGAACCAGGAGCAAAAATTGATGACAAAAAAAGTATCAATTTCGTGAACTCCAGCAAGGTAAAACCTCTTGCTGAGCTTGTATCGCCAGAGATCGACAAGGCTACCCTTATAGGAGGTTCGTTGGTTGAGGCCGGGAAGGCCATCATTGATAGCAGTCTGCTTCCCCCTGACTCAAGCGAACTGCTTCTCGTAAATACCACTGGCGATTCATATTTAGTTGACCGTAACCAGACACCACCAGTGAATGGGGTGTGGTTAGTCGATATCGACGGGATAAAAAGCATTGTTAAGCTAACTCGCCTTCCGGGAAACAGATTAGTTGTGCATCAAGATGACTCTTCGTTTGAGTGCAGCCTGGATGATATCGAGGTTGTTGGCCGCACATTGAAAATCATTAAGAGCCTCTGACATGACCATCAGAAAACAGCCGAACGGAAAATGGTTGTGCGAGTGTTACCCGAACGGGCGTGACGGCAAGCGCGTGCGCAAGCAATTTGCGACTAAGGGCGAGGCTGTAGCATTCGAAAACTTCACTATGGATGAAGTGAACAAAAAGCCGTGGCTGGGTGAAAAGGAAGATCGGCGGAGTTTATCAGAATTGATTGAGCAGTGGCACTCCCTCTACGGCCAGACGCTTGCAGACCCCAAGCGCCTAATGGCGAAACTGAATATTATCTGCAACGGGCTGGGCGATCCCGTGGCCTCTGAGTTAACCGCCGGTGACTTTACAAAATATCGAGAGGCACGATTAAAAGGTGAGGTTCGTAACGAAGACGGCACGCTAATGTCGCCTGTAAAGCCCCGCACGGTAAACCTGGAACAGCGTAACTTATCATCCGTTTTTGGCACCCTTAAAAAGCTGGGCCACTGGTCAGCACCTAACCCGCTCGCCGGTCTGCCAACATTTAAAATCGCAGAGGGGGAGCTGGCGTTCCTGGCACCGGACGAAATTAAACGGCTGCTTGATGCCTGCGCTGATTCACAAAGCCCCAGCTTGTTGATGATTGCAAAAGTATGCCTCGCCACCGGCGCGCGGTGGAGTGAAGCAGAAAACCTACAAGGTCATCAGATATCAAAATACCGGATTACCTATATCAAAACCAAGGGCAAGAAAAACCGTACCGTGCCGATATCTCAGGATCTGTATGACGAACTTCCCAAGAACAGAGGAAAGTTATTCACCCCATGCAGAAAAGCCTTTGAGCGGGCGGTAAAAAGAGCTGGTATTGAGTTGCCAGAAGGCCAATGCACCCACGTCCTGCGCCATACCTTCGCCAGCCACTTTATGATGAACGGCGGAAACATACTGGTTTTGAGAGATATTTTAGGGCATTCAGATATTAAGATGACCATGGTTTACGCTCATTTTGCACCTGAGCATCTTGAAGATGCTGTGACAAAAAACCCTTTAGCAACTCTTTTTTCTAATAACAGAAACAGGTGACTCTCGTGATAGAATTATACCTTTTAGATCGAAATATAATTGATCTAATGAATAGGCACAACAAGTCCTATGACATCCCAGATGCCAAAAGAATTAGTATGCTTAACAAACTAAAGGCACTTGATGTCAAAGGTAATAAATTCTCCCCCTTACTATCACTAATAGAAGGTAAAACTTATAAAGAACAAGATAGTAACGGAAAGCTTAAAATCATAAAAACACCAAACAAAAAGATAAGAGAGTTAATATTAAATGAAAGTAATATTGTAAAATCATTTATTAAAGATGCCGGGAGTGATTATGATTACTTAACACGAAATGCAAACAAACTCTCTAAAATATTATATGAAGCCGAGGCTGATAGACTAATAAATGAAAAAATAGCATTCCTTAACAAACTACAAGAAAGCATAGGTGAAATACGGAGGGCAGAACAGCGAGACAAAGCATATAATGAATTTAAAGATATAGTTTTTCGCTTTAAAGAGTTCAAAGAACAACCTATGACCGTAGTTGCTTTAATGTATATTTTCGGGAGTCAAAGGGCAGCTAAGATACTAAAATTTCAAAATAAAAACTATTTAGCTTATAACCCAATCGCAGATTTCAATCATTACAAAACTATTTGCCAACTTAAATTTGATGATAATGCTAATGGGAAAATAAACGTTCATTTTCTCTCGCTTGATTCTGATATTGAATTCATTCAAGAACTTATTCATCCTAATATGTCAAAGGTTAGCACCTTAACAAATTACACAAATTTATTAGCAACGAAATGGAATATAAATAAAGAGCTTGTAAAGAATGAAATACCTGAAACGAAAGGGGAGATTAACAACCAAGCATTGTTTTACTCATGCTTTAAAGACTTTTATGGGTACGATATTCAAATACCTTTACCATCAGGCGATAAAAGGTAACACTCTGTTTACTCTTTGGCGGCACTTTGGCGGCAGAGCATTAAAAACACATAAAATGGATTAATACCAGATAATACTAAAATACTGTTTTTAAACGTAATACACTGTTTTTGCTATACTAAAAATGGTATGTAGGAATTTCGGACGCGGGTTCAACTCCCGCCAGCCCACCAAAATTCTTTGTCGATGGTCACCAGAGCCTGAGACGAAGTCCTGAAAGCCCGTAAGGCGTAAGCCTGACGGGCTTTTTTGTGCCTGTCGTTGTTCAGCGAGCATTGCTGAGAGCTATCACTTTTGGCACCCTGGATGGGACCCACAACGAAGGGTCAAAAAATCGAGGATCCCAAAATGGCAAAAATCGCTAAGAAACTCACTGACACTGAAATCAAAAGCACCAAGCCAGCCGGCAAAGAAATCAACTTGTTTGGCGTTAATGGTTTGATCCTACGAATCGCTCCCCTCTTGAAAGGAGGGAAGAAGAATTGGTATTTCAGGTATGTAGTGCCAGTGAGTAATAAAAGAACTAAAATGAGCCTTGGGACCTACCCTCACCTTACACTGGCAAGAGCCAGAGCCTTACGAGATGAATACCTGTCCTTGCTTGCAAATGGCATTGATCCCCAAGTCCATAACAGCGATAAAGCTAATGCCTTAAAGAATGCTACTGAACATACTCTCCAAGCCGTGGCAAGGAAATGGTTAGATGAGAAGGTAAAGACCTCAGGTATCTCACAAGACCATGCAGAAGACATCTGGCGAGGCCTGGAGAGAAATATCTTTCCATGCTTGGGTAATGTTTCTGTCAATGAGATCCGACCCAAACTCTTAAAGCAACATCTTGACCCTATTGAGCAACGAGGAGTCCTTGAAACTTTACGGCGAATCATTTCCCGATTAAATGAAATTTTTCGTTATGCAGCAACTGAGGAACTTATCGAATTCAATCCGGCTGACAACCTTGGACAACGGTTCAGTAAGCCTAAAAAGCAGAATATGCCAGCATTATCCCCTTCCGAACTCCCCCGCTTCCTGGTTGCTCTAACTAATGCTTCTGTCCGTTTAGAAACAAGGCTATCGACATGGCCGGTGGGAAGCTCTACTTAGGTAGGAACGAAAACCTCATCAGCACACAGATCATCAGTAAACTCGAAGTCGCTCATGGCCTGAAAGTGATCAAAACTGCATCTCCCCCTTGCAAGCACAACCGAAGCGGAAGAGAATCTCTCGCAACGAACAGATGCTATCAGAACGAACTGGGATTCACTGCCCCAAGAAATCTCTTCAACAGATCATTGATAAAAGTATGACTGATAAGCCCGACCTTCTTACTTTTGTTAAGTGACTCGAAGATTCAGAAGTCGGCTGTAAGGCCAACATTGCTTCAACCGGTAAGATGAACGGCTTTTCTTTCGAATACCGCAATATAGCTTTCAAAGCATCTCAACTTGGAAAAGCATACTCTTGGGTAAATCTTCAAAAACAACTTAGCTAAAACCCTAACCACTTGGAAGCTATACGAACCAACTTAATAATACCGAATTATATTTCTCCTCATCAAAAATAGATGCTAATCGAAACACTCTGAAAGGGATTTTCAGCAGTTTTTTTAATCAAAGCCTGTACATTCTTTGATGACGAGCATATATATAAACATATATACTCCTATCAACTTCATAGCTTATATAAGCATCTCGTTACAGCGCCTCTGGCTATACGATAACCAATGAGATCTCCGTTAGTTATACTAATGTAATAATCAATAGGAGTGCCAGAAACTATTTCATACCATTCAGCACCTGTTTCATTACCACTAATAACACTAACTTTCCAACATGGTTCGTGTGCAAAGTTTACTTTAACAGCACTATTACCATTATCATCCCATGTGTCATTACGAGATTTGGCAAAAGCTTTTGCAATTCCAATCGCACGCTCTTTTGTAATCATTTGATTAGGCCGTAAAATACGTTATAGACTATCCCACCAACTACTACAGGGCCAAGCAAGATGCCTCCAGCCTCAGAACGAAGTAAGCTATATGTAATCTGATATTCAGTATTGACAATTGGGAACTTTAGTCCTTGGATCAAGTATTCAGTACTCATACCTCTGGCTCGCATTTGTCCAATAGTTTCAGCAAGCGCCTCTTCAAGATAGCGAAGTAGGTAAGACCTCAGATATCCACTTTGCCTTATAAATGCCCTCAACTCACGAAACAAATAAAATTTAGGTGCAATAAATTGATGTACCTGTTCATGATACAACGTCACTAGCATTTCTTCTTTAGCTTGTGCAGCACTCATTGTATTGGGGTAATAATTTCTTCCCACTCTAATATCACCAGCTATGTTTGTAGCCCCCTGCCTTACCTCATTGCGTTTGGTAAATACAACTTTTGGTCTGTAACGCCATCCCGGAGAAGTATTCCTCGGTAAATTCATTTTCTTCGCGATTTCACTACTGTAGCGAGGAACACGAACACCCCCTTTCGTCGTCTTAAAAGTATCCCCCGGCTTTTTACGAAGCAAAAGAGCGAGCACAGTATTGACGCCAATCAGTGTTATCGCATCTGCCAGATCTTGTGCAGCAGTATCAAGGTCAGACTCTACTTTGGCATTGTTCGTTTTGACTGCAAAATCATAGAGCTTCTTACCCGCTTCAACCGCAACACCACCAATTGCTACCCAGCCCACAACCAACAGAATCACATCCGCAAGCTCACCTATACCTAAAAAGTGTGAACCCGCCCATAAGACGATGACACCAGCCATTGTGGCCAACGCCTGTGGTGTCATCAATGCCAGTAGCTGCTGTCCTACATCATATGGTAGCAAAGCTGCCGCTTTAGTTATTGTAGTTTTAAGCCTTGCCTGTGAATCCATACTGCTTACATTCATTGTTAAGCATCCTGCGTTAAGTTTGCTCAATGATACACTTCACATATAGAATCGGAACCAAACAAACGATAAGATTAATCCCAAAAAAAACATGTTTACCTGCCTACTATATCATTTACTCATAATAACTTTTCCTTTAAGTCGTTAAAACACGCAATACAACTAAATAAGGAAAAGGTCAAACCAGGTTAAAATAAGGAGAGCCATTCAGCTCTCTTCTGATTTTTTAGTGCGTTCTGTCTTTAAGCATGAAATCTATTTGGCCCATATACCATACGGATAAAATATCCGTTTTTATTTAATATTGTATCCCATTTCTTGATGGCAATTGAACCTACTACAGAGAACGTTTAAAAACCACCCCAAGAAAATTCTTCGCTATCCCGGATCAGGAGGTTGCCCCTGCGCTACAGGCTAACCTACTTTACAATCCCACACCGATAATGGAAGGTTGGTCAAAAGAGGATGTTGAACGGCTCGTTATTGAGTACGTTAACAAGAGGCCAACTATGACATAGGTGTACCAATCAAACTGTCGATGGTACTTTGACCACATGGGAAATGGACTACGGGTGGAAACAGAAATGGAAGTGGTCACTACACTCACGCTATCTGAAGTGAGTGAAGCAACAGATACCACTCAGGCTCGTGCCGAAGTGCTGATTGACAGCATTTCAACGGGGATAATTATCCCAGGAAAAGTGCTTGAAGCTGCCGTAAAGATTGATGCGCGTCGTTATCTTTTATTCGTGACGGATGACGTCATTTTTGAAGAGATGCTGACGCTTCTACTGTTGGATCTTTCTCAAGGGATTGTAGATGAACTGACTATCGGGTCGGCTTATACTTCAGGTTACTTTGAGGCTTTGACGGTTTCGCCCTGCTCCGCAAGCTTTCGCTTTATCGGTGATACCACATGGACAGTAAAAGTATCGTTATCTCCTACGCTTAAACTACCCTTTTCCGATCCTCGAGGGGTAAGCCGCCCAATGGGATTGAGAAAATACATTGATATCTCAGCCAATCCTCCACCCGCCCGTGCAAATGGTCGTCGTTAAACATCTCCCCCGCACTCCAGTCTTGGTTGTCACAAAATATTTCACTGTAAACATAAAACATTCATTCAACAAATAACCACCTCAATATACATTGATAAATACAAAGATGTACTCACAAAAACCTCCAGTAATTTAATCACAAAGAAAGAAACAGCTTTTTTTGTTCAAAAACATGCTGCTCTTACGTGACCACTTTCACAAAATAATTTTCCGTCGATGATTTACAATGCATGCACCAATCAAAAAAGGAGCATGACATGTTTAATGTTAACAAGATTGAGCCCGCATTCATTGATGATAATTACGGGTTAACGCAATCGCTGCTTTCTTATATCAATGGAGAGAATGTAAAACCGCCCTCACAAATACAGATCGATCACATTCTTGAGCAAGCCTACAAAAACAACTCTCCACATGACCAGAAAATCATTCAGCATGCTCTATTTTTAATATATCAAACGATGCTTGCCCATCCTCTCTCTGCGCCTGCTTCTATGCAATATGATGGCAATTTGATGGCGCTTAAGAGCAGAATTGAATCCTGTTGGCTGGATCATGAGTTTGCCGATCTGCCTATTCCTCAAGATGTCCTGTCTGCTAAGCGCTATG